GTGATGGCAAGGTCAGAATAGCGCTGAGGTCTGCCTCGTGAAGAAGGTGTTGCTGACTCATACCAGGCCTGAATAGCTTCATCATCCAGCCAGAAAGTTATGGAGCCACGGTTGATGAGGGCTTTATTGTAGGTGGGCCAGTTGGTGATTTTGAACTTTTGCTTTGCCACGGAACGGTCTGCGTTGTCGGGAAGATACGTGATCTGATCCTTCAACTCAGCAAAAGTTCGATTTATTCAACAAAGCCACGCCATTCCCGTAGCGACCGATAAAGAAGTTGCGCACACCGTGATTTACCAGCTGCGGGCGAATATAACCGTCTGATGAGTCACCGGAAATAAAATAACCAATGTGCTGGTTATTGTTAATCACAGGCGTATCCGAATCCCAGTCTCCGATTAACGCGCAGTTCTGCATACTGTCGCCGATAATAACGGAGTCGGGATAAAGTCGAATAGCCGCATAAATATGATTTTCAGGTTCCGCGGCAATATTTGCATCATTCCCCGCAGTCACCCATCCCGGGTAAGCGGTCCCGTCATCGCCTGGTAAAGTGACTTTATGAGGATAGGTTGTGGCGTAATATTTCCCCGTCAGTTGCACGGGAAGCCCTCTGGCGTGTCCTTCATCGACAGCCTTTTGATAGTAAGGCACGGCATCAGGAGAAACACCGTGCAGGTAGCCGAACATTTCCGGCGACACAAATCCTATACCACCAACGAGTTTAGCGCTGTCGGGTGAACTCAGTTCCTGGCGAATAACCGCATCGGATGTATAAGCCCATGCGCCGACACCCACGCCACCGGTTGTTTTAGGTGACGAATCAGCCGGAACAATTTTTGGGAATTCTCCCGTCCAGACGAGTCGAAAAGCACCATGCAGTATCTCATCTCTTGGTGAATCCAGTATTGCCCCTTCAGCGAAGTTTTTTACGGCACTGACTTTTTCAGCGGCAAGCTCATCTGACTCATCGGCTTTCTTTTTCAGGTAGCGTGTACGGTTCGCCAGACTTTTCAGGGGCCGGTTTGCAACGCCGTCCAGGCCTCCTGAAACGCGCTCGCTTCTGGAAATAAGCTCAATCTCTTCTTCCCACGATGAGGATTCTGGAATTCTGGCCATAGTCTTACCCGTAATTAAAATTGCTGTCGTGAAAAATCACGCCGTTATAAGTAATGTTTTCTTCCGCCGCGTAGTCGTCGGGATAGATGCTGATAATGTCGCCGCTACACAACGTTGAACCGACATGAATATTTCCTTGCACCTTTGTGGAAATATTAAATTGCGCCATGTGACGACTTACCGGCTTTGCGTCGTTAATCAACCGGGTCAACTCATCCAGAATTCGGGAGGTTATCCCAATATCGTTAACATCGACCTCAAGCCGAAATGTCCCCGCCGGGTCGGCCACTTCCCACCACTCCGCGATTGAGAAGGAATAACCCATCTTTTCAACCACCCGTCGGATTGCCGCTATCGTGCCTTTTTGCTGATGGAGCCGGAATGACTCGCTGATAAACGTTCGCTTTTCCTGTTCACTCCAGCTTTCATCCCAGCTGTCAACGGAAAATGCCCACGCCAGATACGGCAGAAAACCAGCCGGGCATTTCCACGGATTCCACAGGTCACGCAACGGGACAGATAAATCACTGATGACGGCGCACGCTTCGGCGGCTCGCTGTTCCAGCACCGACGACCCTGTCGCCATCAACAAGTTATTCATCTGAGCCCCCGATAATGACACTAGCTTTCTTGCAATATGCAGCCTGCGTTTTATCGAGCACCACGTCGGCCAGTGGCTCACGCAGTTCGACACGCTGAACACCCTGCACATGCAGCGCGGCGTAAATTGCGGATAAGCGAATATCCCGACCGAGGCGGCGCTGCTCGGTGATATACGCGGTTAACTTCGCTCTGGCGGCGGCAAGAATCGGCTCAGTTGCCGGGCCGGGGTACACGTACAACACCGCATCGACTGCATAATTAACAATCTCAGCCGAGACGACAGTCAGACGGTCACCCACCGGGCGCACGTTCTCATCATTCAGGGCAGCGCTTACCTTCTGCAACAAATCATCCGACGCCGTGCCGTCACCCTCCCGCGACAACACCGCAATAGTGACCTCTGCCGGGGCCGGACTGTTCGCGGAGGCATCCGCGACACGTCCGTCGGCACTCAGGGCGTGAAATTCATAGGCACCGGTTGGCCCGGCAACACTCATACCCTCAAATGCCGCCGGTACGCGCTGACGTAAATCGCTGTCAGATTCCATGACCGCCGCCACCGGCGGGATTTGGGTATCGTCTCCGGGGGTGATGACCAGGCGTTCAACGTTATTATTTGCCGCGAGCTGGTCGAGGTCGTTTTTGATGGCATAGGCCACCATCCCGGCTTTCGCCGCCTCGTTAATGCGCTGGCGTAAAATCACCTCGCGATAGGCATTCTCTTCGAGATATTTCACCAGTGGCTCAGACTCCAGCGTTAATGTCCTGGCGAACGCTTCCTGCTCACCTTCCGGGTACAGTGAAATCAGCGTCGCTTTGCGCTCGGCGAGGATGGTTTCAAAATCCAGTGTTTCCACCACATCAGGCGCGGGGAGCTGGCTCAGGTCGATAACTGCCATAGGTTCAACTCACAGGGATGGTTAAAGAAAGGCTCTCGCCGGTATCGGTGATTTGGCCGGTCACGTCGACGACCATCTGCCCGTTAAACTGCCGCGCTGTGGTGATGCTGGTCAGCCTGACGCGCGGCTCCCAATTCAGGATTGCCATGTAGCACGCCGCCATAATTTGCAGCTCAAGCGCCGGGGTCTGAGGCTGGTCAATCATCTGCGACAACAGCGAACCGTATTCACGACGCATGACGCGAGAGCCGACGGGCGTGCGCAGAATATCCCCGATGCTCTGGCTGATATGGTCAACGTCTGAAATGCTTTCACCCGTCGTGCGGTTCATGCCGAGATAACGCGTCGTCATTGGGTGCCCTCCGTCCATTCATCGCCGCGCCTGATGCCGCCGTGGCCGTGTTTATCCACCTGCACACCGTTGGAGGTGAAAGCGCCGCCGCTGTGCTCGATATCACCGGACATCTTGCCGCCTTGCTTCACCTCCAGCGTGCCGGTCGTCAGCTTGTTGGTACAGACCACCTCCGGCGTATCGAGGGTGACGCGGGTCGAGGCTTTTACCAGCACCACCGGCACGCTGACGACAACCAAATCGGATGCGGTCACATCGGCGGTTTTAATGCCGGTGACGGTCAGCGCGCCGGTTTCCGGCTCATAACTCATAACGGCACCGTCGGGAAACTCAACGAGCCAGGCATCCGCCGAGGCCGACGGCGCGGGGTTGTCGTCGGAATAAATACCCGGCAGCACAAAGGCGGTATCGAGTTCGCCGCCCACGGCCAGAATCATCACCTGCTCACCAACAGAGGGAGCCCACCAGGTGCGCGAGCGCCCGGCCCGGTGCGTCAGCCACTGGAGCCAGTCGGTATAAATGCCGCCGGTCTGTACGCGACAGCGCCCGGCGTCGAGGTCAGTTTCGACGACGATGCCGGTGCGGATCATGTTGCGTATCGCGCGGGCGAGTTCCTGGATAGATGCGAGAGTATTCATAGGGGAAAGGATGCCGCCGGGGGGGGCCGGCGGCAATCTGCGGGCGTTTTGCCCTGGCTGGCACAACGTTAATCGGCAAGGTAGTCGATAATGACGCTTTCCACAAGCTGCCGGTCATCTTCGGTAAAGCCCAGGAGCTGGCGCTGTGGGTACTCGACGGCGGCGCTTTTTGGGGATGGTTTATCCTTGAGCCCGAGCTGATGCACGCGGGCGATGCGCTGCACTTTCCCGGTAAATTCCACCACCGCCGCGCTGTCGTTACCGCTCGCTTTCATATAGCGGTTGGTTCGAAGTTTCGCGAACATCTCGCGCTTAATCCGGCCTTGCTTTGCCCTGACGGGCGGACGCTTACGCGGGGCAAAGGGCGAACCGTCCGGCGCTTTCTGCGATTTGATGCGCTGCTGTTGCCGCTGGCGCAGTTTCTTCGCAATGTCGACGGTCATCCGACGCCGCCCGGCAGGAGAAAGGGCCGCTATCAACCCGGCGAGCCTGTCCTCAAAGGGTTTGAAGTCATTCATCCCATTGACTCACCAGCTCGCCATTACTCCACATCTCGACAGGGCTCGTCACCGGCTCCGGCGGTGGCGGCTCCGGGATGTTCTCAACGTACATTGCGCCGTCGACCTCGTTGACCAGCGTGCGCTCGGTCAGCAACAGGCTAATGCTGACATCGAGGCTGCTGTCGTTATTAATGTCAGCGTACCAGGCAAATCCTTTTTTTCGCCCCTCGTCTGTTGTCATGATGTCCGGCTGATTGACGCGCAACCAGGCCATAATCGGCACAAACAGCAGGTCAATATCGTCGGTGAAATCCGTCACCACGATGTTAAGCGTGTACCGCTTTTCAAACGACAGGGAGCGCGCCAGCGTCGCCGTATTGTTGCCATCGTCCAGGCGAAGGTGAAGCATATCGGGGTTGGTACGCAATACCGGTACCGCATCAGTTAAGGCTTTTCGCAGACTGTTGGGTTTTAACATCGATTTCATCCTGGCATTGTTTAACCGTATCGACCTGGATTGCGCAGCTTTTCAGGGCGTTTTCGAGCTGGCGTATATCCGCACTCAGGTCGCCATTAGTCAGCGGGTCACTGCCCGGCATCGGGCAGGGACTGACCTTCGGGCAGGCGTTGTAAACAATCACCGGCAGCGGCGTTGATACAGGCGGCGCGCTGGTGCAACCGGCGCACAGCATCAGGTAAATCAGCGCGATACCAGCGGCGAAACGCGTCATTTTCATTGAGTAACCTCGTGATAGTTTGTTCACGCCGAAAGGCCAGCAGGTTAGCCGCCGTGAGCTTATCCCTCATGGCAACCTGCGCCAGCTCTTTGCGCTGCGACTGCTCTGCGGCAACGTTGAGCTGATTTTTCAGCATGGTGATCGTGGTTTTCTGCGTACCGGCGACCCGGTTCGCACGTTCAAATGAGGCGCGTAAATTGCTGTTATCGTGTCTCATCCACAGCAGACCCGCACAGGCCAGCGCCAGCAGGAGAATCACTATCTTCATGCAGTTCCCCCTCCGGCCTTGCGCCACACTGCGACCAGCTTGTCGAGGCTGTGCTCACGCTGACCGTATCCGGCACCCGGCAATGAAGCCCAGATATTGCGACAGCGGGAAATCGCGCGCTCGATGCGCCCCTGCTGCAAATCTTCCAGCGCATCACGCTCCCGAATAAGCTGAATGGCGAGCCTGTCCTGTGATACCGGGCTGAAATCCGGCAAAGCGAGCTGCTTTTTGTAATGCGGCCAGAACAGGTAAAGCTGCTGGTAACGCCCGGATGCCGTGGATTTTTCCCCGCGACGATTGAAGACCTTCGCCGGGCGTCCACCGGCGAACGGGTGATCGCGATAATCGGTAAAAATCTCCGGCTTGCCATCGATACCCGTGACGATAACGTCGTAACCGTTGTTTCGGGTCAGCGGATGCGTTGCCGTACCTTCAGAAAACGCCAGCATGTCGAGAAATGCCGCGACGTTGGGGGGTGTTTTAATGACCGCCATCGCTTTCCCCCTTTTTAATCCTGCGCTGAATCGCAATTTCCACCGCCTGATAACCGGCGATACCCAGCATCGAGCCAAATCCGCACACGGCAGCGGGCGGCAGGTCGGGAAACTGCACCAGGGCAACCCCGGCCACCATCGAGACAAAGCCGCCCAGCAGCATTCGACCAATAAAAAGCCGTGCGGTAATGGGCTCGCCACCGGCCAGCACTTTACCGACGACAATCAGCACGCCGATCAAAAACAGTGACAGGACGCTTTTTTCACCTTCCGTCATGTGTTTACTCCCACAGATTAATTGTTTCAGTTACGGGGGATGACTGGACGTCGGGCAGTTCGATCACCGTGCCATGTGGCAGCACTGCGCCGAGCTCGGCCAGCCCCGGATTTGCGGCGAGCACCGACTCGAATACCCCCTCAGTGCGCCCGTAATAGCGGGCGCAAATCATGTCGAGCGTGTCGCCCTGTTGTGCGATGGCCTGCATCAGATTTGGCTCACGATGCAGCGGGGTTTGTCCTGGACGCGTGATACGGCCCAGCGCATGTCCCGCCACAGCTCGTCGACAGTGGTATCGATGCTGTCAGCTTTCTTGTCACCTTTGGCGCTGGCATCCACACCGCGATAACGCTCATAGAGCGTGGCGGTCGCCATTGAGGTGACGGCGCGCAGGTAATAGAAAACGCGCACGCTTTCGCCGTCGAGATCGTCAGCCGGCACGTCGGCCAGCTTGCTAAAACCCCCGGCAATCTGCTGTTCCCGCCACAAAAACAGCTCGGCATTGGTTTCGGCGATGCCGGTTTTGATGGCCTCACGCAGCCGGGCCGGGGCGACGGTTTGCTCAAGGCGCATCCCTTCACGCACGCGTTTCGGGTCGATGTCAGGAAAGAAAAACGTATTTTTTATCACCGGCTCATCGCTGGCAGGTGGCGGGATGACCACCACGCCACCCGGCTGCGGCTCATCGTTCTTTTTAATAATCAGCGTCGTCATGACTACCTCTGAATAGGTGGGCGGTGGACGCCGGTCTCAGGTCAGGTAAAACACCCTCATCGACCGGCGTGCCGCCCTGGCGCGGGGCGCATTCTGTTAACCGACGGTCTTTTTCGGTCGGCCACGTTTAGCCGGTGCCGTGGTTTTCACGGCGCGCGGCGCGCTTACCGGGGCTTTAACGACTGTTGCCGGTTTGGGCTTCAGCTCTCGCTCAAGCCGTTCAATGTCTTTTTTGACGCCTGCCTGACAATCGAGCTGCATCGCTCGCTTGAGGTGGGCCAGCGCATCAGCGGGCTGTTTGTTGTCCCGTAACACCTGGCCGGTTATTTTGTGCAGTTTTGCGCGCACCTCATCAGGCATATCGGCGGCGGCGGTCAGCGCCAGCGTGTCGAGTAGCTGGCTGACGACGACCGGTTCACCGGCGGCATGGGCGCGCATGGCGGCGAGTGCCACCTCTTCGGTAAACATGTACTGCGGCGGGCGGCGGTGTTTACCAGGCATGGTCAGACCGTACTTAAACGCGTAGCGGGCAATATCCATCGCGCCGCTGATGTCGCCGGCATCAAGACGCCACAGCATGACGGTCATCACGATGTCATCCTGCGCGCCTTTGCCCTGTTCCAGCACGCCACTAACCCACGGCAGATAGAACGGCAGCAGCTCGCGTTTTTTCGTGGCTTTCAGCTCTTTACCAAAGATGGCTTTTAACGTGCGTTGGTCTGCGGCCAGCTTAACCAGCATCTGCTCGTAGGCAGTGGCATGCCGCAGCGGGTTGTTTTCCCGCTGCGCGGTTTCAATGGCCGAGACCCGCATCATGTGACGCTGTGCGGGGCTCGTCATCGGTTAGCCCTCCGGTTGCGCGGCAGAGAAATCGCCCAGCTTGATATTTTCAATGAAGCACCCGGCGGCGTAGGTTTCGACCACATAATCGATGTTCATCGATTCGTAGTTTTCCACCTGGTCGAGTTTCGGGTTTTCGATAATGGAGCGGCGATGACTTTCATCCATAAAATAGATGGACAGGTTATCGAGACGCGTCACCATAATCGCGTTCGCCGGGAAGTACGGCACACGGACGGCGGGCAGGTTGCCGATGCGTTTCTGGCTGATGATAATGTCAGCCGCGAGCGCTTCGCTGTTGGGCTGGTCTTTGTTAACGATCGGGAAATATTTGTCGGCCAGCAGCTTACGACCCACAATCGCTACAAGTTCGGCATCTTCCTGATAAATCTCGTCAATCAGGTTGTCGGTTGCATCCATGACCAGCGCATCGAGGTTAACGTAATCGCCGTTTTTACCCACACGGATCACAGCGGAAACAACATTCCCTTCTTCGTCGACAATTTTGCTCATCACGCGGGTCGGCGCTTCATTACGGTATTTCTGCAGCCAGCCGACGGCGACGTCCTGCAACATCGGATGAGTGGCGCGGTCAGAGGTTTCGGCGCGCTCAACGCCGTTGAACCCGGCCATGATGAAATCGAGCGCCTGCCGCTGGATAATGGCATCGCGAATACGGCGCTGGAAGTCCTGGAAGCGCGCCCACAAATCCAGCTTTTTATATTTGAAGTGGAAGTCAAAGTTGACCTGATCGCACTCGTATTTTTTGGACTCCAGCGCGGTAAAGTCGGCGGTTTTACGCTCCTTGCCGCTGTTGGTGTCCGTGGTGCTGGCGATGGTGCCATTGACGCCGACGCCAATTTTTTCCCCCTTCAGCTCATCCACCGGCACGATATTAATTTTCTGCAAAAAGGCCGATGACATCTGCACGGTGTTCATCATGGTTTGCGTGACGGACGGCTCGACGGAGAATTTTTTACTCACGTCGTCCGGGTCGATGCCGTTCAGCTCGGCAACGCGGGACAAGTAGGCATTGAATTTAAAACGGGTTTCCTGACGCATAGTCTTTCCTGTTGGGTTAAATCGGGTTGTCTGACCGGGCAAGCCTGTCGCCCGGCGATAAATTCACGACCGTTTAGCAGTCGGTCAGCAGCTCATCGCCACCGCCACCGGTGGAGAGCTTGCGGCGTGGCTGCGTGGTGCTTTCGGTGTTATCCAGCGACGTTTTTAACTTGCTGAATGCCTGGCTGGTCTGGTCAGCCTTCGTGGTGACGTCCTTTTTCAGGGTCGCAAAGGCATTTTCCAGCGTGGCAAGACGCTGTTCAGTGGCAGTGAGGTTTTCCTGCACATGTTCACTGACGGTCGTCACGGCTTCATGCACATCCTGAAAACGGGCGTCATCGCTGGCCTGTTTGCGGCTGAAGATCGCTTTCACTTTGTCGCTCAGGGCGGTAAAGACATTTTCCGCCTGGTCTTCAAACTCCAGCTCGGCGAGAGTGGCGACGGAAATCAGGTTGCCCGGCTCGGCTTTGAAGCGGTTGAGGGGGTTAAATTTGGCACCCCGGCAAAATTCGAGGTATTCGGTGCCGAGGCTGGCCGGGTCATCGGTCACGGCGAGGCCGACCAGGTAGCATTTACCGCTATTGGCGAAATTCGGCTGAATTTCCATTGAGGTGTAGACCTTCTGCAATTTTTTATTCATTGCGATCAGGTCATCGGTCGGGGTGATTTTGGCGAACAGCGCCAGCTTGCCTTTCAGTACCGAATCGTCGTCAATCTTTTCAGACTTCAGCTCAACCACATCGCCGTAACGGCTGAACGGGCCATCTGGCAGGATGCCTTTCAGGTGTTCGAGGTTAATGCGGCAACCATAGACGCGGGGGTCAAAGGTCTCTGCCATTTCCTGAATATCCGTCGCGCTGATAACGCGGCCGTCACAGGTATCGCCTTCGACGCCGATGCGAAACCATTTTGAAACTTTTTTTGCCATTGTCAGGAGTCCTGATATCGGGTTAACGGGTCGGGGTTAGTTTCCCGACCTCGCCGCCCACCCGCTATCAATCCCGGATGGCTTATCCCTCACACAACAGCACGTTAGCGATTCGCATCACCCGTTTCTTTAGCCTTGCCCTGTATCAATCACGGCGAGGCATCCATGACCATCACCACCGACACCACTTTATTAAACGACCCGCGACGCCAGGCGGCTTTGTTGTACTGGCAGGGGTTTTCCGTGCCGCAGATTGCCGAAATGTTGCAGACCAAACGCCCGACAGTGCAGAGCTGGAAACAGCGCGACCAGTGGGAGGAAACCGCACCGCTGAACCGTGTCGAAAGCACCTTAGAGGCCCGGCTGATTCAGCTTTACGCAAAGCCCAACCTGACACCCCACGATTTCAAGGTGGCGGATTTTCTGGCCCGACAGATGGAGCGCTTTGCGCGCATTAATCGCTATGGCCAGACCGGAAATGAGGTTGACCTTAATCCCAATGTGGCCAACCGCAACAAAGGCGACCGCAAAAAGCCGACAAAGAACTTTTTCAGCGACGAGGCTATCGAGAAACTGGAAGAGATTTTTTTCGCGGAGTCTTTCGAGTATCAGCTCCGCTGGCACCGCGCCGGGCTTGAGCACCGCATTCGCGACATTCTGAAATCGCGCCAGATTGGGGCGACGTTCTACTTTTCCCGCGAGGCGCTGCTGCATGCGCTGAAAACCGGCCATAACCAGATTTTCCTGTCAGCGAGTAAGACGCAGGCGTATGTATTCCGCGAGTACATCATTCAGTTTGCCCGCCGGGTCGATGTCGACCTGACCGGCGACCCGATTGTCATAGGCAACAACGGCGCAAAGCTGATTTTTCTCGGCACCAACTCAAACACCGCGCAGAGCCATAACGGCGACCTGTATGTCGACGAAATTTTCTGGATCCCCAACTTCCAGAAACTACGCAAAGTGTCGTCGGGCATGGCCTCACAAAGCCACTTGCGCAGCACCTACTTTTCGACACCTTCCACCCTGGCACACGGCGCTTACCCGTTCTGGTCGGGGGAATTATTCAACCGGGGCCGCGCCAGCGCCAGCGAGCGGGTTGATATCGATATCAGTCATGACGCGCTCGCCGCTGGCGTGGCGTGTCCTGACGGTCAGTGGCGGCAGATTGTCACCATTGAGGATGCGCTCGCCGGGGGCTGTACGCTGTTCAATCTGGAACAACTCAAGCGCGAAAACAGCGTCGACGACTTCCGCAATCTGTTTATGTGCGAGTTCGTTGACGACAAGGCGTCGGTGTTCCCGTTCGAGGATTTGCAACGCTGCATGGTCGACAGTCTGGAAGAATGGGAAGACTTTGCGCCGTTCGCCGACAACCCGTTCGGCTCCCGCCCGGTCTGGGTGGGATACGACCCTTCGCACAGCGGCGACAGCGCCGGGTGTGTGGTGCTCGCACCGCCGGTTGTCGCCGGGGGCAAGTTTCGCATTCTGGAGCGCCATCAGTGGAAAGGCATGGACTTCGCTACTCAGGCCGAATCCATCCGCCAGCTCACCGAAAAATACAACGTCGAGTACATCGGTATCGATGCGACCGGCCTCGGTATTGGCGTCTTCCAGCTGGTTCGCTCGTTTTATCCCGCCGCCCGCGATATCCGCTACACGCCGGAAATGAAAACCGCAATGGTGCTGAAAGCAAAAGACGTTATCCGCCGTGGCTGTCTCGAATATGACGTCAGCGCCACCGACATCACCACCTCGTTTATGGCAATCCGCAAGACCATGACCAGCAGCGGGCGCAGTGCCACCTATGAGGCCAGCCGCACCGAGGAGGCCAGTCACGCGGACGTCGCCTGGGCGACCATGCACGCGCTGTTAAACGAACCGCTTACCGCTGGCAGCGGCCAGGCAACATCGTCCATTCTGGAGTTCAACTGATGAGTAAATACAAAGGCCGCAAGCCACAGCCACAAAAGCGCCCGCGCAATATGAAAGACAGCGCGCCCCAAAAAATGGAGGCGTTTACCTTTGGTGAACCAAGCGCTGTGCTCGACCGCCGCGATATTCTGGATTACGTGGAATGCGTCAATAATGGCCGCTGGTTCGAGCCACCGGTCAGCTTTAACGGGCTGGCAAAAAGCCTGCGCGCCGCCGTTCATCACAGCTCGCCGATTTACGTTAAGCGCAATATTCTGGCCTCAACGTTTATTCCACACCCGCTTTTATCACAACAGGATTTCAGCCGCTTCGCGCTTGATTTCCTGGTGTTTGGCAACGCGTTTTTAGAGCTCCGAAAGAGTGTCACCGGGCGCCCGCTTAAACTGGAGGCGTCACCGGCGAAATACACCCGGCGTGGTATTGAGGAGGATGTCTACTGGTGGGTGCCGTCATTCGACCAGCCGCACCCGTTCGCGCCGGGCTCCGTGTTCCACCTGCTGGAGCCTGACATTAATCAGGAGCTGTACGGCATGCCGGAATATCTCAGCGCGCTAAACTCCGCCTGGCTGAATGAAGCGGCGACGCTGTTCCGTCGCAAGTATTACCAGAACGGGGCGCATGCGGGTTACATCATGTATGTGACGGACGCCGCGCAAAGCGGTACCGATGTTGAGGCGCTGCGCGATGCGATGCGCAGCTCAAAGGGACTCGGCAACTTCAAAAACCTGTTTTTCTACGCACCGCACGGAAAACCGGACGGCATTAAAATTGTGCCGCTCAGCGAGGTGGCCACGAAAGACGACTTTTTCAATATCAAGAAAGTCAGCGCCGCCGACCTGCTCGACGCACACCGCATCCCGTTCCAGCTGATGGGCGGCAAGCCGGAAAACGTCGGCTCGCTCGGCGACATCGAGAAGGTGGCAAAGGTGTTTGTCCGTAACGAACTTATACCGCTGCAGGACCGGATGCGCGAGGTCAACGCATGGGCCGGTCAGGAGGTGATCCGCTTCAAAAGCTACAACCTCGATACCGAAAGTGACTGATTTCTGCCGCCTCCGGGCGGCTTTTTCTTACCCCTACGCCTGACCGTCTCAGAAGCCCGCCACGCCCTCAAACGCCGCGGCATCGCCTATCAACACCCTCGCGAACCGGCGCGGCACAGCGACGCGCTCAGGCTGCGAAAATAAATACGTAAATGTAGTCTGGCGCGCAGTGCTTTCCCCGCCTCGCCTGCCCGCTTCGTGGGGCGGTTTTATTGCAGTTGCCTGACCATTCGGGATCCGCGCCAACTCTGGCGGCGCACGGTCAGAACGGGCTATCTCGGCGCATGCAAAACCATGCACCAGATGTATGCATGGCTGAAAGTCTTATAGGGTAGCTAATTTTTATAAAAAACTATTGCTGCAATACCACCACTTTCCCCAAATCAACATTAAACTCAACATCCCCAGCATCTATGTTTTCATTCGTCACATGAGCATCAAAAAGCTCCTCCGTTTTATATCCCGCATGAAAAACTGGGCTCATGATAGATACTTTATTAAATGGCTCCTTATCATGAATAATATAATACCGACCGTAAACATATACAGTTTCATCGGAATTAATGCTAAGTGTTGTTTTTGCTTCAACCCCATCCATTAAAGAAAAGTCAATATTGTTCAACAAACAAATTAAAATGCCCGCCATCTTCATTCTGTTGATATCAAGTGGAGTTAAGTCCACATTGGGTATTTCTCTTTTTAGCAAATCCTTTAACTCATCAAACAAAACATCATATTCAATTGAGTCAGCACAATTTAATAGTGACAAGGCTTCTTGAATCATCCGCCTTTCATTTGCGCCAATATCTTGCGTTAGCTTACAGATATCGCCTTTTATTTCGTAAGATTTTTTATTGTTAAGCCTCTTTCGCGCAGTATTAATCTGCCCGCCTTTCAATCCTAATTTTTTTTGAAATGATCATCATTAAACATTCTCAATTGCAGCTTAATTAATAATGGTAAGAACTTCGGATATTCATTCAACTCAGGTTTTACATCATGTTTATCCCGACCAAACCCCAAGCTTAATAACAAGTGATTTCTCAGCATCATATCATTTATTAAACCTTGATCCCTCTGATGGTTATGAGCAACAAAACTTCCAATTTCAAAAATATTTTTGGTCGCAGTCGGTAACTCACGAGCCGTCACAAAAAGCACATCTATATCACTGTCAGTAAAGGTTCCATCCTTTAACTTCCTCAATATTCTTTCTATTCTTGAGATTGCCTTACTTTTATTCATGGAATTTCATTTGCTCCAGTTATTATTAAATCAGAATGGATGCTAAAACAGAGGGGGTCCTTACAACTCACTTTGCAAGTTGTCCAACCCTGCCAGCACTGAAATCAATTTTCAGTACCGGCAGCGTTTGTCATTGTATTGGTTAATTGCGAAACGACCTCGCTTGTTCCCACATTGACGCGCGCCACTACAGTCCGTTTAACCACCCCATCATAAGCATTATTGCCTCGAAACGTTGTTTTTACAACAGCATGCGGGTCTTTATTCAAAAACAGATAGTAGACCGTTGAAATATGTTCATAAGAGGAATAATCATCATTCTTTGAGGGTTTTATCTGCATACTCAAACGTTGGTGTAGCCGGTTCCACTTTAACCGCCGGTACGTCATTTTTTGCTACTAGATGACTTTTTCAGTCGGCCATAAGATTGAACCGATAATGCCCAACGCCAGACATCCTCCAAGATAAACCGCAATGGATCGCTTACGGTTCGGCATCCGAATCAGCGACGGCTTGATTAAACCCAAGATGAAAGAAATAAAGAGTGCCAAAGATATAAATACTATTACGGTATCCATGATTTTCTTTATGTGTAATCCCCATACAAAACAACCCCATGCTATCAAACACGGGGCCGATGGTTGTACATTTTTCAGGAACTAACGCCAGCTCTCATCTTCCCATACTTCCTGAAGGATACCGTCCAACGCTTCACGGTCTGATTCCTGATCGAACCCAACCAGCTCTACGCCTGTCATTGCCCCTTTTGTTACGGTCACTCTCGTTGATGGGAAAATTGACTGTACGCGTCGAGTTAACTCGCACTGAAAAGCATCGACAACTTGCTGCCCAATTTTTGCGTCTTTATCCAACGTGATGTTAACCCTCACTTCTCCCCCTTTTTTTAATCGTTTTTCTACAGGGGCGGGAGTAAAAACAACAGAAAAATAATTGTTTTTCATCAAGTTACCTCTTGCTATCTCCGCGATTAAATTTAAAGCAATTTCACGATCCCTTTCCTGACACACACCCTCTGTTGTCAGACGCGCAATCATCTCGACCCGTTCAATCATGACTTGCTCGTTTAAATCTCTATCCACACAACCTCCAATACGGGATACTGTATAAATACACAGTATCATGTGTCGATAAAAAGATGAAAGAAAAAAGTTACACACAAAGATAACGTATGTGCATGATATGGATATGAATTAGTTACAGTCTCAACTTAGTAACTGACGCTAACCCCGCGACTCGATTTAGGATTTGTCTGGCCTGCGCCCCGTGTGATGGTGCTGCTGGAAAAATTTCACCGGTTGCTGAACCACGGCACCACTTGCCATTTATGCAGCTTTTGCCACCGGACATCAGGTGCAGCGCCTCACCCCGGCTAATGGTTTCGCCGGTCGCTATCTGAATCTCGTCTATTGTTCTGTCAATGGTTGCGCTTTGTTTATCCGTTCCGTGGATAAACTCCTGCCTGGTGACCCTACTTTTGTCCCTGAGTCTGGCCGTTAGCTTCCGCCTTTCACTTCGACTCAACGGTTTGGATAAATCCAGCTCCGGTGGATCGCTTTCGCTTCCCGTACAGTTATTGACAGAACTCCGAGAGGGCGCAGGAGCGCCCTTAACGTCAACGGCCAAATCAACGGCACCCTTCGGCACAATATTCCACTGCGTTAACCGGGTTAAAATCGGGGTGCCAGCGCCGACAACAGAGTCGTAAACGCCACGGATGCAGACGGTTTCCTCGCCATACTGATTAAACTCAGCGCGTGGTTCATACAATGTGCGCACCTGCAAATCATCGCGACGCACAAACGGCCCCCCCTGCGCATTAACATAACCAGCCCAGTCACCTGCGTCAGCGGCATCATGGACGGCTGCAAACTCAACGCTTAGACCATGTGCGGTCTCGGTGTCAGCGAGACGACGCAACTCACGGTAGACCGTCACCGGCGCGCCGCCGATAAACTGAAACTGACGGATGTGCCAACGTGCCGCCCATGCTGAAACGGCGGGGGCTGTCTCTTTCAGCAGCTCACCGCTTTCGTCATCGGTTTCACCATCCAGAGCATAGCCGTCGATGTTTTTGGAAATGTATTTAGCAACATAGCCGGTAGCGCTGCCCTTTTCCGGGTCAATGGCCTCGGCATGAAAGCGCGCCTTTTTGGCCTTATCGCTTCTCAGTTCGTGACGGTCTTCCTCCCACGCATAATCGCGAATGATGAGGCGCACGCGCTCGACGTCTTCCGGTAGCATAAACATAAGCATGTGCCAGTGAGGCGTCCCGTCGTGATGAGGCTCGGCAACACGGATGCCGAAAATGCGGATTTCTTCCCGATGTAGCTTGGCACGAATGCGCGCCCAAAGGGCGGTGAGATAACTCTGCGTGTCCGACGGGCTGGCTCCGTTCCATTTGCTGTTACGGTAACCTGCTTTAGTTGTGGCGTGATATTTAGACGGCGCGGTCAGGGTATAAAACTCCCCGACATAACCGAGCTCATTGCAGATATTTTCAAACCCACGGATGCGGGTCATCAGCTCGCAGCGGCGTATCGCAGGGTTAGCGACCGAGCCGTCGTATTTTTCAATCAGACTGATGCGGTTGCCGTCTTCGTCTTCGAGATCCAGACCTTTGAGAAACTCTCGCGTGCGGCGCTTCTGCTCGCGCCAGTCGGTGACGCAATTTTTACTCGCGTAGGCGTGCTTTTTCTTGCTGACATTGCCGACAGCAATTTGCAGATGTTCGCGCCATGCAGCCGCAATGCGACGCAGACGACCACGCCACCACACCTCGTTAAACATGCGGGTGATAGCCGGGGCAATTTCATCCTCGCCAACATATTTCTTTGTCACCCGCTCCCAATGTGGCGGGGTAACATTGAATTGCAGGGAAATAATACCTGCGCGCATATACCAGGTGTACAGCGTTTTAAGCTCGCTAAATCCGGTGTCATCAATGTCGGCCAGTTCAGCACGAATGAAATTAGCGATATCAGCAGCCAGCAGGTCAATATCGGCGCGCGACATATCAGGGAGACGGTTATATCTGGCGACCATATTGACCATGCGTGACGCCAGATATTGCATAAGCTGGGTATCAAAATGACAACCAAAAACAGCGGCTGATACGTTGCTTTTGATACCCGCGCACTCATATTTTTTTACGACCAGTTCAAGACGTGGCAATGCCTTTTTGAAGAAGCTGATTAAAAAGGCATTGGCTCGTTGACTACCCTGATTTTGCTCCAGCACCGCAGCGGTGCGATAAACATCAAAGCGCACGCCCTCGGGCTGGAGAGAAAGCACTTTTCTCGCATGCAGCAAAGCCGCGAACATACGGTCGCGGCGATGCTGTTGGTCATAGGTAAGATATGGGCTGGCTATTGCCGACCGTGGAGCACTCCACGGAAAAGCGAATTGAACAGCCAATTTATACCCCCCGATAGTGTTTTAATTTAAGCTCGGCGATTTGCTGGCAGGTCACGCAAAAAGCCACGCCCGGAATCGCAATACGGCGAGCTTCCGGGATTGGTGCGTCACATTCCTCACAGAGAAAACGGGATGGCGCAGCGATACGGCTGCGCGCGTTGTTGATGAGGCGTTCGCGGTCTTCCTGCTCGCGAAGTTGTACTAAATCCATTGCGTCGGCCATTAGTGGATCTCCATAGCCTGATGGCGGTAAATTTCGCTTTCCTGCAACAACAGTTCCAGCGCCTCGTTAATGTCGAGTTGGTTGGTTTTAATGTGATTAGCCAGGTTAACCATGCGACTTGCCATAACTTCCGCACGTGCACGGCGTTCTTGCATCCGCGCGTCCGTCAGCAACTGGTTAAGGCCAGACTTATCTACTGTGGTTTTAGTGATACGAGATGCGGTATTACACATACTTAACTCTCCTGATTTCGGGCAATAAGAAGCCCGGCGGGTTTACGCCATTAAATTTCTGTTTGGATTAATTCGGCATGGTTAGCCGTTTGGGAAATAAACTCACCACTGCACGAAAATGATTCATCGCTGTAATAAGCGCTTTTTTCTCGTCAGTAGTCAGCTCACTTAATTCGAGCTCATGACGAGCCGCCGGTATTTTTGCCAGAAAGAAAATAGCGGCCAGCGCCCGATTATTTTCTTCAAATTGTGGGTCACGTTTATCGCGCATATCATCGACAAAACGCTCAACCTCTTTCCAGCTATCGCCCCAATATCTCGCGCGCAATTCAGCCACATGATTGAGACCGGCCAGACGTTCACCCGCTTTTAGCGGAACAGTCGCGGAAACAGCTTCGATAGCCATGATTCCCCCAGCTTTTGAGTAGAGAGGCCAGCCAGTAAATCAGCCTGTGAGCGGCTCGGGTGCCAGCGCTTACCGCCCTTACCTGCGATCCAACCGTGGCCGTAGTGCATACCGGGGCTTTGCTTAACAAGCAGAGACGCGAATGACGGTTCACTTTTCAGCATACGCACCTCAAATCAACCCGAATGATGCGCCAATACCGCTCATGGTATCGACCACGCTCGACATAGCTGGATTAGTCTGTAAGCGCGCATGCAGCGCCAATGCCGACAAAGACAACATTCGAATACCTGAGTTAACGCTTTCAATCATGTTGTGCTTACGGGCAGAGGTCAGGCGCTCATCAGAGGCCGCACCGCTTGCCAGCTCGCCGAGTTCACTCATTGCACGCATGACATAAGACTCCAATTTGTCTTTAGCCAGTTCATTAACCGGCACGCATGGCAGGCAATGAATTTGCGCCAGAAAACCATCAACGAGGGTTGAGTCTTCTGTCAGGTCAGTCAGCAGCCACAATTCAGGCGGCGTGAACAGGTGAGGCTGTTCCGGGTTGAGCTTGTTACGTAACGTTTGAACGTTCATACCCGCACGCTTGGCCAACTTCGCCATGTTGTGACGCTGCGCAAAAGCCCGGCATGCTTCGTCATAGTGGGGATGTTTGGAAATCTGAAAATCAAACATGTTGCATCCTTACAATTCACTTAAAGTGAATATGGATTCTCAATAATGAGCTGAAAACGAGCGTGCCCTAAAGCCTTACGCAGTTGTTCTTCTTTCCAGCGAGCGTAATAAATTCGGATAGGGCCGCCGGCTTTCTTGCAACCTTTTCGGATGACACGTTTTTCGATTGGTACACGGGGTGTGTCGCCTGTCGTCCAACGGTAGGCAGTACGTTCGGAAACACCCTCAAGTTCCGCGAATTGTTGAAGAGTAACTACAGGAGACGGGATTTTGATGATTGCGATTTCAGAAGCCATGTTGCATGATTCCCATTTTGACAATGTTTGCAATCAATGGCCTCTGTTTGCCAACTTCTGCCACTGGTTGCCCGAATTAGCAACGATACTAATACTCGTTTGAATATTAGTAAATACCCAAAGGAATAAATTTTGATTCTTAATACTCAGGTGAATAACGACGAGTTACTGGACAGAATTTGTCAAGTCTATGGTTTTACTCAAAAAATCCAGCTAGCCCGGCACTTTAATATTGCCGCCAGTTCCCTACAAAACCGTTACACGAGAGGCACTGTTTCTTATGATTTCGCCGTGCAGTGCGCACTAGAAACTGGAGCAAGCCTGCTATGGCTCCTTACGGGGCAAGGCTCTCAATATGATGGCAAACCGTCCCCAACGGATCCGAAAACGATAGAGTCCTTCACTCTGAGTGATGGAAGACTCGAAGAAAATTCACCATTGAGTATTGATGCCGGTTTTTTTAGCAAGCAAATGTCAAAAGGTATTGCTGTTCGCGCCGATGGAAAGCTGCACTTCATAGAACAAGATGCCTCACTTTCTGATGGCCTTTGGTTGGTTGATATTGAGGGGGCTACCAGCATCAGAGAATTAACGCTCCTACCCGGCAAAAAGTTACACGTTGCGGGCGGAAAAGTACCGTTTGAGTGCGGGATAGATGAGATAAAAACGATTGGCCGTGTAGTGGGTGTATATAGTGAAATAAATTAACTTATTGAAATAACCTAAGGAACGAGGTTGATTAATGGACATTATAATTACTATTTTATTTCTATGTCTGGCTATTTTCTCTGCAGTTGTTTACTTCAGGTCGCAGGGAAATTCGGTAATAAAATTTATCAAAGGTATCTTTGCATTTAGCATCATCTTTAGAGCTATTGATGTTTATAAAAATGAAGACCAAATAGCTGCATTTATTATGGTTGCGGTTGTTTTCTGTCTTTCTTATCGTCGATTTCAGCTTAATAAAGCCGCTAACTCCCCCCTATCAGTAATAAAAACGAAAATCGACAATAATGACAACGCGTTTAACCATGAAGAAACAAAGGTAATTTCATCAAAAAAAGAAACTCACAAGCTCTGAAAAAAATGAGCTTAAAAATATATCGTTTGGATATACCGATTCAAGCAACAACTCTACTTATAGAGAGGTTGACGTTAAAAATGTTGACGCAGACTACATTACTGGTTTCTGTCACTCACGCAGGCAGCTAAGGTCTTTCTGTATAGACAGAATTGAAAATAGTGAAATTGTAGTTCGCAATACTGGCGAATTAATCAATGTTTATGACTGGATTGTCCAGCTATGTGAGGAATGAGGTTAACTTATGACCGTGCGTAAAAATCCTGCTGGCGGTTGGATTTGTGAGCTCTACCCAAACGGTGCAAAAGGCAAACGTATCAGAAAGAAATTCGCTACTAAAGGCGAGGCACTGGCGTTTGAACAGTACACCATTCAAAACCCGTGGCAGGAAGAAAAGGAAGACAGGCGCACGTTAAAAGAGCTGGTTGATTCATGGTATAGCGCTCATGGCATTACCCTGAAAGACGGCTTAAAACGTCAGTTAGCTATGCACCATGCTTTTGAGTGTATGGGCGAACCACTCGCACGCGATTTCGATGCGCAGATGTTTTCCCGCTACCGAGAAAAACGGTTAAAAGGTGAGTTTGCTCGTTCAAACAGAGTGAGAGAGGTATCGCCTCGCACGCTTAATCTTGAGCTGGCGTACTTCCGAGCTGTGTTCAATGAGCTAAACCGCCTCGGAGAATGGAAGGGTGAAAACCCACTGAAAAACATGCGCCCATTCCGCACAGAAGAAATGGAAATGGCCTGGCTAACTCACGACCAAATTTCGCAACTGCTCGGAGAGTGTAAACGGCATGACCACCCTGATTTAGAAACCGTTGTAAGAATCTGTCTCGCCACTGGCGCACGGTGGTCTGAGGCCGAGAGTCTGAGAAAAAGCCAGCTAGTGAAATACAAAATCACATACACCAACACGAAAGGCAGAAAAAACCGCACCGTTCCAATCAGCAAAGAGCTCTACGAGTCTCTGCCTGATGATAAAAAAGGTCGGTTGTTTGGCGATTGTTATGGAGCGTTTCGTTCTGCTCTGGAAAGAACAGGCATTGAACTTCCCGCAGGACAACTTACCCACGTTTTGCGCCATACCTTCGCCAGCCACTTTATGATGAATGGTGGCAATATTTTGGTCTTGCAACGCGTACTCGGCCATACCGACATCAAAATGACGATGCGATATGCGCATTTTGCTCCTGACCATCTTGAAGATGCAGTAAGACTTAATCCATTGAACAAGACCTCTGCGGTAATGGAGTAGCGGTAATTAAAAATTATATGCGCACTGATATAGTGCGCTTATGACCTTGAACATTTAATAAGGTTACAAAAGTGACAATGTCTAGGCTATAAAATATCAAACCTCATTGTATGCACCACATCCATTACAACGAATGACAATGTTATGAATATTAGCTTTTGGTACCCCAATAACAAGTTGAGATTTGCACCCCCCACATAGCAACGCTAATCCGACCTCATAACCTGTTATAGCAACGGTGCCCTCTCCTTGATAAATAAAAACAGTCCTTGTATCCGGGTCCGGCTCAGGAATAACCTCTAGAGTTATCGCCTCCTTAATCTCTGGAATTTTAGGTCTCTTAATTTTTGGTTCATGGCACTCTTTGAAAAGTAAGCCAGACTCACATGGACAAAGTTCATTTGGATCAATCTTAGCCATATTTACTCTCTCACGATGGACAATGGCAAATTTGGATCGATATATCGCCCGATATCAGGAACATTCAATTTCATTCGAGTAAGCATAATTAGTAGGTAAGTAAAAAAACGGCCAAAAGATTGGTCTTCCATACCCTCTTTAACTATACGTAAAACAATTTGATCATTTTCCTCACTATTTACCCGCCGCTTATGCGCCGTCAAAACCAAATTAACAAACTCATCTGTATCTAGGAGCAAATCTTTTTCCCCTATTGTTAGATTAACTTTTTCATAACGAAGCACACCTTTACCAAGAACACATATTAGATTACAAAAATAATTTACATCATGTACAGCCTTGCTGTGCGCCATCCAATTTTCTTTTAGAGAATCCAGAGAATTACCAGAAATATTAAATCCAAAAACAATACCAAATGGCCTAGATGCCCTATGAACTGTTGCGTATTCTCTAGTAGCAATTACCCCTAAATCTCTCGGCGCTAGTTTTTTGAATGAGGTTATTTTATTGGCTGCATCATCAAACTCACTTTTTGATAGAGTTGATTTAACTTCGATAATACCATATACCCCTTCAACAGGAAGGATTGATGTTTTCCCCGCATAAAGCACTGGGCAATTAACGGCATCATAAATTATGATATCAATAGCATGGGAGCGTAAACCTTCTTTTGTAATTACCTCTCCTTTGGTCACACCATATCTTTTTGGCAAATGAGTTTTGAGAAAATCCATTAAAAACTCCTCTCGATTCTCACCTTTATCGCCACTATGATGTATAAAGCCGGATTCTTTGAATCGAGCCAACATTGTAGCTTCTATTGAATTAAATAATTCATTTAAATCCATATATTACCTCCCCTAATGCATGTCTTTGATGATACACTTTACTTACACTTTTGTAAGTTGCAAGCATCACAGCGTTCATTGATGGTAATGGCGATAAAGTGGCGGTGGAAATGGCTAAGAATGGGTAATCATTGGCAAATGATGGCAACCTATGTCAATGATAAATAACGCAAACTATTGATTTTCGGTTGTTCAAGTAGGAACTCATAATCGCTTGGTCGCTGGTTCAAGTCCAGCAGGGGCCACCAAATAAAACAAGGAGTTAGATGAGAAATCGTCTGGCTCCTTTTTCTTTGGATGCAATTTGGGTCAGGTAATGGGTCAGGTAAGGAATTATCTCCCTGCCCTCTTCATCTCGCTGCATGCATTCCCCGATAGTGATAAAAGCCAGTAATACCGTCCGTAATATTCACGATACAGCATTATTACGGCTCCGTCGCAGCAAGCCAGTTGCCTGTCGTGCTCGCAGAATATCTACAGCCCGAAGATAAGGCGATTGTTCCTGCCAGTTAAACCCCCTGCGATCGATACGAACCAGTCCGTACTTATCCACCAAGAAGTTGACTGCATCAGCCAGGGTAATCTCGGCATCAATATGTTCCTTAATAACTGTTTCATCACTGAACGGCGTGTCGTTCAGTGTCAGGCCATAGTGCTGTTCCAGTAGGCGTGTCAGTAACATTTGCCAGGCTGCAACGGGCGACAGACAGGGCTTCGCCGCACGCGAAATTGTAGCAGGTAGAGTTTTCATGTTTGCTCTTGCGGAGTTAGTTAACGTTGAGTGGGGTAAACGGCGATGTATACGTAGCCGCAACTGCCAAGAGTATCGGCTTCGCAGGTGAAACCGTTGTGGTATAGGGTGACGCAGTGGGCATGGTGAGGATTCATTTCACCAATGGTCAACATCGATTCCATCTGGCTGATAAAACGTGGGAATACTTCATCCAACTTCAAAGATTCTGCGTTACTGAATGCACCGGTAATGCTGGCCCGGTCAGCCAGATAGTGAAGTCGGTTTCCCTCCTGTACCAGACGAGCGCCAAAGCAAGGTGTCACATTACGATTCAGACCCCACTTGAGAAATAAATCGTTCTCTGACTCAGTAGATTTCATTGAAGTAACCTCATATCCAGCCTCGCTCTGCAAACGACACAATGCCATCTGAACCGACAACCAGATGATCAAGTATGTTCACATCAACCAGTGCCAGCGCTTCTTTAAGCCTGCCCGTAATGTTGCGATCGCATTGGCTGGGCTCCGGATCACCGGATGGATGGTTATGCGCCAGCACGACAGCTGCAGCATTGAAGCAAAGCGCTGACTTCACTACCTCACGGGGATGGACCTGGACATGGTTAACCGAACCGGCAAATAGTGTTTCGCTCTCCAGTAAACGGTGTTGGTTATCAAGATAGAGCACCATAAATACTTCCCGCTCCTGTCCGGCCAGCTGTAGCCGAAGCCAGTCCCGGGCTGCAGTACTGGAGTTAAAGGATATGCCGGACTGACGAAGATATTTATCCAGCAAGTTGATAGCGCGGCGGATGGTGCGTTGGGCATAAGGTGTCAATCCGGCCGTCGCGGGGAGCAGGCAACCATGCTGGGCCATAACCTTCAGAGGAAAGAGTTCGGGCTGTGCTGACACCGGGGATAATGCAGTATTCATGTCAGGTATTCCTCAGTCGATGAGATGCATAATGGCGCTGCATTCCGGATGGTTCAGCGCGAAGTCACGTAAGCGATAATAGTGCTCGGTCATTGAGTCACATTCGGTACGACAGGCATGGTGGCTGTATGCCATCAGACAAGCGACTATCCCCGCAGCTTCGCCAGTAAGTTCCGTACCGTTGCCGTTCATGCTGTTGAACAATGCCCACTTCTCGTCGCTCTCTGCCTCAGGGGCATAAACGCGCCGCCGTTACTGAGCGTCGAAAAGCGCCAGATACCGCCGTGATAATCGACACACAGCCGGTCCATCCAGGCGAAAATGCGAGGTTCAAGGGTTATCCATTGCGGGATGGAGCCAAAGTGCTGCGGCCAGAACCCGATGCGTAGCTCGTCAGGGACCACTGAGGCCGAGATTACTCCCTGCTGAGCGAATTCAAGGTTTTGTGTATCCATTAAACTATCTCCTTATGCTGGTACCGTTGTTTAACGCCCGAAAAACGCGAGCATGTTTTCTGCCATAACCCACAGGGCGCGATTGAGTTTCACATCGCCATCAATACCGGTAACAGCACGGGTGCGGCTGCTTTTTCCCTGTACGGTTCGCCCTGACAGACCGCCTTTTATTAGGTTCTCCTGCACGCGCTGATAGACGGTCCACAGGTCATCGTTGTAGTCCTCTCTACGACGCGGAATCAGCAACTGCGATACCGTGACTGGCTGGTGGTCCTCACCAAATCGATACTTCAGTGCAGCATTCGCCAGTGCGTGTCGGGCTGGTGCAGGCAGCGCCAGCGACTGCATTGAATCGCGCTTTTCATCTACCCGGTCAAATACTCCGAGCACTTCGTAAGCCCCTTCAATCACCTTCTCGACGACATTACCTTTATGCGGTACCCGCACTTCTCCGAATGACTGACCGCAGACTAGGCCGTTGGTACATACACCTCGAAATAGCCCCGGCAGCATCTGGTAGCTTGATGAGCCGTCATGGCTGTTGAGAAGAATGATTTCTGGCACCTGATGGCCGGTCAGTTGACCGGCACGACGCAGGCGAAGCATGTGTTTAGTGTGCTCCCGCTTACTCAGGTCCCGAACCTTCGTCTGGCAGGCAAAGAACGGCTCAAAGCCTTCCCGCTGCAGACTTTCGAGGATGTTGATGGTCGGGATGTAGGTATAACGGTCCGAGCGCGATTCATGTTTGTCACTCCCGAACACGCTGGGCACATGACTCATCAGCTCTTCGTGGGTCAGAGGCCGGTCACGGCGTATCTGGTTAATACAGCCAAAACGGCTGGCTAATTTCATGTTGCATTCCTTTTACTATGGGATTAAAAACTAAAAAGCCATGCGTCCTGAGGGACGCATGGCTTTTATGAGATATCTAAAAAATCTGGAATTTTTTACTCAGCATCTGACTATTTAATATCAAAGGCATGAGTGCAGGTGTTTCACCCGATCTATCGAAAATAGAGCTTATATCATGTTAATTTTACCTGGGGGTGCTATGCATGGTGGGCACCTGGTAGCACCTGGTATTGTGTAGTCAATAGTGCATCAAGATTGCTATCAATGCGATGCCACTCTTTTTTAGAGCACAGATCTACCTGGATGCCGAATTTCATCCCAACATGCTCTGCTGTAAGATTGAGGATGAACTCAGGTCCACGTTCAACTTCTTTCCCTTTGATACGCCAGATAATGTCGTATTCATCAGGCGAATAACTGGAGTCAACCTCCACCTCGAAGCGTAGTTTATCGCCCATGAAGAGTATTGTGTCTGAAAAATCAAGATGAGTTCGGGGTTCATTAACATAATGAACATTGCCTGCAGAGTCTGAGTATTTTGTGAAAACCGGAGCCGGGAATTTATCATTCTGATTCATTGTTTTATAATGCACCTTTATCGCAGTTATAAGGTCATTGCAGTAGCACAGGATACGCTCGGCATCATGCAATGATAGTGTTGACGCATTGGCGTGATACAACGCATTTCTGTGGTTCGCAATAATGCTGATAGTGTGCTTGAGATGCTTAATTCCACCCGGAAATTCTTCATGGAAGACAGTTCGGAAATGCTCCCTGTATGCATCCTCTTTCCCTATGATAGTACTCAGATCTTCAAAAGTCAGTGTGTCAACCGGGCGTTTATATCGATGAGGATCTCGAGAGCGATAGCTATGAATACGCGTTTTGAGCTTTTGACTGAAAATATCGTTGCCGTTAATTTTCGCATCATTCACATAATTTTCACCGAATTCTTTATTTAGGGTGTCGTGGATAAGAGCCCGAAGCCAGAGTTCGCAGCTTTCGGTCCGCCGTCGGCACGAGTCATGAACATTAGAATACGTTAAAAGATGAAGAGCCATATTTTTCACAGCCTCTCTAGATTAATTAGCTTATTTTCATTATCTGCTAGTTGATGTTCTGCAACTATCATCGTGACAGGTACTTTAATGGTTTACCTTTACATCAATACAATTTTTAAAATTCCCCTCTCAATTAGCAGCAGTTTCTCTCAACTATTAATGACCAACATAGAGCATGCGACTTGATCTCCTTCAATGGTAATGCAGTGGCGTCTAACATTGCTACTGCTTAATTCTGTTTATAGGTAAGGGAATCCATTAGGTAGTTCAGCGGGATCAAGCTTACAGCACCCTTAAAACAAAAAGCCCCTGTGGCATAAGCGACAGGGGCTGAATCAAGCGGGCAATGAAGCAGCTAGGATGCCTTACCTGATCCTACCCGCGTAATATGGACACAACCCTAAGCGAGGTTCTGGTTTTCAAATTGTTCCGGACTGAGACCGCCACAGGCACTGTGACGACGCCACCGATTGTAATCACACTCGATATAATTAAACACTGCTATCCGCATTATTTCCCGGCTGACAAAGTCCTCTCCGTGGATACATTCCACCTTCAGCGTATGGAAGAAGCTTTCCGCACAGGCATTGTCGTAACAACAACCTCTGGCGCTCATACTCCCCCGCAGATTATGGCGTTTCAGTAAGCTCTGGTAATCCGTTGAACTGTACTGACCGCCTCTGTCTGTATGCACGATGACATTTTCCGGACGTTTACGCCGCCACAGCGCCATCTGTAACGCATCGCAGGCAAGCTGTGCTGTCATCCGCGAGGACATCGACCAGCCAATGACTGACCGCGACCACAGATCGATAACCACGGCCAGATAAAGCCAGCCTTCACCAGTGTGAAGATACGTGATGTCACCCACCCACTTCTGATTCGGGCCGCTGGCGTAAAAGTCCTGCTTCAGCAGATTCTCTGAGACTGGCAGACCATGTTCGCGGTAACTGACCGGACGGAACCGGCGCGAGGCTTTCGCCCGCAGTCCCTGCCGACGCAGGCTGGCCGCCACGGTTTTTATGTTATACACCCGTCCCTGAGCACGAAGCTCATCCGTCAGGCGTGGCGCACCATAGCGTTGTTTTGCGTCACTGAATGCTTCCCGGACGACGTTATCACAAACAAGGCGGAACTGCTGACGCCGGTTTATCTGATGACGACGCTGATGCCAGACGTACCAGCCGCTACGGGCAACCTGAAGTACACGGCACATGGCTTTGATACTGAACTCAGCCTGATGTTTTTCGATGAAGACATAC